AATTTAAGTATACCTCAATTTTTAATAATAATATTAATGATTAGATATTTTATACAGGCTTATGGACTTTCAAACTAACAAACAATATGGAGTAATATATGCTGACCCTCCTTGGTATTTTAAAACGTATAGTAACAAAGGAAAGGATAAAAGTCCTGAAAGACATTATCCTTGTATGTCTATCGCTGACATTATTCGGTTACCTGTTGACCGAATTGCTAAGGACGATGCAGTCCTTTTAATGTGGGTTGTAGATCCACTTTTAGACCAGGCGTTTAAAGTTATTGACGCCTGGGGCTTCAAGTATAAGACAGTTGGATTTACTTGGGCAAAAACGAATCGAACTAAAATGGGTTTCTTTACAGGTTTAGGTTATTGGACTAGAGCCAATCCTGAAATGTGTTTGTTGGCTACTAAAGGCAAACCAAAAAGAAAATCAATGGGTGTAAAACAATTAGTGGTACAGGAAAGAGGTCGACATTCCGAGAAACCATTATTACACAAAGAGATTGAAGCTCTTGTAGATGGTCCATACATAGAGTTGTTTGCTAGAAAAAAGCCATTTAAAAATTGGGACTATTGGGGAAATGAAGTATGATTGAAATGTTTGGAGTAGGATTAATGGTTGCCATTTTTATGGTAATAGTGTATATTATACCTATTTGGTTATTGAGAAAATGGAATGATGAAGACCCTAAATAAAGAACAAGCCCTATATTGTGCTAATATATTCAATGACTATTTTAGTCAGTTTGATAGAATAGATCAGTATATGAGAGATCAAAAGTTATCTCAATTAGAAACAAATAATTCTGCTGGTACATTATTTGATGATGGTCCTGAAGAAGACTTGTTTAATAGTGACATATCACCTGAAGAAATGAACTTTGAAATAAAAGAGATTACTAATGAAAGATTTGATAAACTTTTAAATATGGTTTCTTCACATACAAATATGTCAAATGTTCCAGGTAAGAACTTAAAGATAGTTGTAATGGAAACTAATACACAAAAGATAGTTGGTTTTATTAGACTATCATCTCCTGTAATTAATATGAAACCTCGTAATGAGATGTTAGGACAAGTGCCTGATTTAAAATCATTTAACAAAACTTCTATTATGGGTTTTGTAATTGTGCCTGTACAACCATTTGGTTTTAATTATTTGGGTGGTAAACTATTGGCCGCTGTTTGTTGTTCACACGAAGTAAGACAAAAGATGAATGTTAAATATGATATGAATATGGCCTTATTTGAAACAACATCTTTATATGGTAATAGCAAATCATCAAGCCAATATGATGGTATGAAACCATTTTTAAGATATAAAGGCTTAACTGATAGTGACTTTATACCTTTAATACACGGTAAACCCTACCACGATTTGGCTAAGTTTGTAGAAAACAATATAGGCAAATTAGTAAAAGATGACGCTTCAAGTAAAAAACTAAAACTTACTATGGCTATTATTGGTTTAGTTAAAAGAAGTTTAGATGGTACAGATTTAGAAAATTTTAACACAACTATTAGTAATGCTAAAAAACTTACAGAAAGAAAAAGATATTATGCTTGTAATTATGGTATTAAAAACTATATCAATATTGTAAATGGTACAGAAACAGATATAGTCAAAGATGAAAACTACGACAAACATAACCTAAATAATATTATAGAGTGGTGGAAAAAGAAAGCAACCAATCGTTATAATAATCTTAAAAATGAAAATCGTTTGAGGAAAGAACTTGAAATATGGTCACCGGATGCACAAATACAGATAATCAGATGATAACAAAAAAAGATTACGAAGAATTAAAAGATTATTGGGACTTCCAAAGAAAGGTAGAATACAATAAAGAGGTTGTATTTAATATGGCCGATTCTTTTGAGGGTCGTGTATATAATGATTTTGGACCTGTCAACCTTAATGATATGAAAGAATTGTTATGGATGAGGGTAAAACCTGAAGATTATGAAAATCCAAGAAAAGGTTGGGTGCCTATAAATGAAAAATATAGGTTTGAATGGGAAGGCGAAGCTAATATGCCTAACTTTGAAATAGATACGCCAAAAGGTGATAGAATCGCTTTAAAGGCAAAAGATATTAAAAGGTGGCAAGAGGCCTTTGAAGACGATAATGGAAATAATGATATATAATAAGGGTAAAATTGTAGAACGGTACCATTTTAAGCCACAGGAGCTTGACAAAATTAAGAATTTCTGTTATAATGATAACATCAAGTGGTACATATTAAAATATAGTGAAAAGGAGATAATGGAATATGAGCAATTTTCTAAAGGACATAATTAAAGAAACAGGTAATGAGTACGCTACACTTGTAAGTGAAGGCGTTGATAGCGCAGACGTAACAAGTTTTATTGATACAGGCTCGTATTCTTTTAATGCTTTGTTATCAGGTAGTATTTACGGTGGTATGCCTGGAAATAAAATCACAGCAATCGCTGGTGAAGCCGCAACAGGTAAAACTTTCTTTGCTTTAGGTATCTGTAAACATTTTTTAGATACAGACAAAGACGCAGGTGTAATTTATTTTGAATCAGAAAGTGCCATCTCAAAAGAGATGATTGAGGGTAGAGGTGTTGATTCAAGTAGAATGGTAATTGTGCCAGTTGCCACAGTACAAGAATTTAGAAATCAATCAATTAAAATTATAGACAAATATTTAGAACAACCAGAAGATAAACGTAAACCATTAATGTTTGTATTAGATAGTTTAGGTATGTTATCTACTACAAAAGAAATGGAAGATACGGCTGCTGGTAAAGAAACAAGAGATATGACTAGATCACAAATAGTCAAATCAACGTTTAGAGTTTTAACACTTAAATTAGGTAAAGCAAATATACCTATGATAATGACCAATCACACTTATGATGTTATTGGTTCTATGTTCCCACAAAAAGAAATGGGTGGCGGTTCAGGTTTGAAGTACGCCGCTTCATCAATCATCTACTTAGGTAAACGAAAAGAAAAAGACGGTACTGAAGTAGTTGGTAATATTATACATTGTAAAAATTATAAAAGTAGATTAACAAAAGAAAATGCTCAAATAGATGTCAAACTAACTTATAAAAAAGGACTTGATAAGTATTACGGTCTGTTAGAACTAGGCGAAGAAGTTGGTATCTTTAAAAAGGTATCAACTAGATTTGAAATGCCAGATGGTTCTAAAGTATTTGGTAAAAATATCAATGATGAGCCTGAAAAATATTTTACAAAGGAAGTATTAGATAAGATTGATGAATATGCCAAAAAGAAATTCAGCTACGGATCAGACGAAGAATAAAAAAAGATACGTTTTTGTTCAAAAAGAAGGTGACGATTTTACTTGTATAAAAATCGTTGATGGTAAATTTGAAAACGTTATCTATAAGTACGGCAAAGTTGGATTTGCTAGAGATGAAAATCCAGACGGAACGTTGCCTATGAAGTTTGATTATGATATAGTAAGTAATCCTAATAAGGCAGATATTGATTCACAAGACTTTATAGATTTTATTGGTGATATATTAATGGAACAATTGGAAAAACAGGTAACAGATGGCACCGTTGTCTTTGACAAATAACGAAAGAATAGAAATAACTATTTTAAGAAACTTCTTTTATAATGAGGAGTTTACAAGAAAGGCTTTACCTTTTGTAAAACCTGATTACTTTACAAATAGAATAGAAAAACTATTGTACGAAGAAATAGATAAGTTTGTACAAGAATATAAAAATCTACCTACAAAAGAAACCATTTTAATTGAGTTTGGCCGTAGAAAAGATATAAATGAAGAAGAATTAAAATTAATTAAAGAACTTGTTATTAGTTTTACAGATGAAAAGTCTGATTTACAATGGTTGTTAGATACAACAGAAAAGTTTTGTAAAGATAGAGCAGTACATAACGCTGTATTATCTGGCATTAAGATACTAGATGGCAAAGATAAACAAAGACAGCCAGAGGCAATACCAAGCATATTAAGTGAGGCATTGGCCGTTAGTTTTGACAATCATATTGGACACGATTATATTGGTGACGCTGAAAGTAGATTTGATTGGTACCATACAAAAGAAAAAAGATATCCTTTTGACTTGTCTTTCTTTAACAAAATTACAAAAGGTGGTGTACCAAGTAAAACACTAAACATCGCTTTGGCAGGAACTGGTGTTGGTAAGTCTTTGTTTATGTGTCACGTAGCTTCTAACTTCTTAACACAAGGTCAAAATGTATTATACATTACTTTAGAAATGGCTGAAGAAAGAATTGCTGAAAGAATTGACGCCAATTTAATGGACGTTACAATGGATGATTTACACGATATGCCTAAACAACTATATGATAATAAAATGGCCAAGTTAAGAAGTAAAACAACAGGTCAATTAATCATTAAAGAATATCCAACAGCGTCAGCTCATAGTGGTCATTTTAGAGCATTAATTAATGAACTATCATTAAAGAAAAGTTTTAAACCAGATGTTGTGTTTGTAGATTATTTAAATATTTGTGCTAGTAGCAGATTTAAAGGTGGTAATATATCTTCTTATTTTTATATTAAGGCAATTGCTGAAGAATTAAGAGGCCTAGCAGTTGAGTTTAATTTACCTATCTTTTCTGCTACACAAACAACTAGAACTGGTTACGTAAGTACAGATATTGGTTTAGAAGATACTTCAGAAAGTTTTGGTCTACCTGCGACAGCCGACTTTATGTTTGCCTTAATGTCTAATGAAGAATTAGAATCTTTAGGGCAAATGAAAGTAAAACAATTAAAGAATAGATACAATGATCCTGGTTTAAACAGAGCATTTATTGTAGGTGTTGATAGAGCAAAAATGAGATTATATGACGTGGAAAATACGGCACAAAATATAGTAGATAGTAACCAAACAAAAGAAAAGGAAAGTTATCCTACACCTGAACAGGCTTATGATAAGTTTTCTGATTTTAAAGTATAATGGTAAAAAAAAGAATACAAAAAGTAAAGTTTCACAAAGGTGATAGACGGCCTAATAATGAACAACCAAATCTTTCTTATGTAAAGAAGATGAAAAAACATAAGAAAGATATTATATGGGAAGTCATTGAAAAACCTAATAATAATGTGATTGCTCAATTCTTTTTTGAAGAAGACGCTTACAAATTAGTGAAGTTTCAGAATAAAAACAAGGTATGGGAGCCTAATGGAGGCATACCAAAATTCTTATGGGTAAGTGTTTAGTGTTATAAATATTAGTAAATAATTGATTTATATGGAACAAGTGATTATAGTAATGGGAAAAATGAGAGAGAAATGTTTAGTTTTAAAGGATTTTTTACAAAGGAAAAAAATACACATTTAGAACATCTGGAAGACGATATAATAAATCGTGGTTCAAAAGGTGGTCAAAATGCTATTAATTTTCTTAATTCAATAAGAGATATGCTAGCTGGTTCTTCCAGTAGTAAAGTCAATATGTCCGTCAAATGGGACGGAGCTCCTGCTATAGTCTGTGGTATTAATCCAGAAAATGGTGAATTTTTTGTAGGTACAAAGGCCGTTTTCAATGTAAATCCTAAAATAAACTATACATCATCTGATATAAGAAGAAATCATAGTGGTGAATTGGCTAACAAATTATCTATAGCATTAAGAGAACTTAAAAAATTAAACATATCTGGTATATTACAAGGTGACTTTTTGTTTTCAAAATCAGATTTAAAAACAGCAAAAATAGATGGTGAAAATATGTTAACTTTTACACCTAATACTATTACATATGCTGTACCTATTGATTCAGATATTGGTAAAAGAATTAAAAGAGCAAGAATGGGTATAGTATTTCATACATCTTACTCTGGTAAAACAATGAAAGATTTAAAAGCAGGTTTTGGTACAGTTTCCGGTCGATCTGGAATATCTTCCGTGTTTTTAGCTGACGCTGCTTATAGAGATGTAAGTGGCTCAGCTAAATTAACATCAAGCGAATTATCAACCTTTAATGCTAGAATAAGAATGGCTGAAGGATCTTTATCAAAAGCTGGTTCTATGTTAGATGAAATGGCCAAATCTTCGTCTGATGCATTATCTGTAGGTTTTAGATTAAAGACTTTTTTTAATCACTATATAAGAAATACACAAGGTAATATGGCTAAAGTAAAAACACTTGTAGATATGTTTGGTGAATATTATGAAAATGTTTTACAAGCAGAAATAGATAGTAGAAAGACAGAAAGTGGTAAAAAGAAATATCAGGATATTTTAAAAAAGAATATGGTTTATATTAATAGAAACAAACAAGCCTTATATTTTGCTATTGCTTCACACGTTACCTTACAGAATGCTAAAAATTATTTGGTTAATAAGTTAAGTGAAATACAAAGTATTGGCCATTTTTTAAGAACATCTACAGGATATAAAGTAACAGCTCCTGAAGGATTTGTGGCCGTTGATAGAGTGGCTGGTGCTGTCAAGTTAGTAGATAGATTAGAATTTAGTAGAGCCAATTTTACGGCTGAGAAAGATTGGGTTAAAGGTTAATGGCAAGCACAGGTTATATAAGCGAACAGAATTATCAAATTGCTAGAGGCTTGATAAAAGGAGCTTCTTCAATACATAAGTTTGGTGCGGTTCCTGCTATGTCAATTAATACGACAGGTACTTGTTGGGATAAAAATGATACTTTATATCCTTGGTCAGCATTTTCAAGTGCGAGTGTATTAACAGCACAGGCCGTTAATGCTAGTGATAACGGAAAGATTTTAACAGTTGAAGGTTTAGATAGTAATTACGAACCACAAACAGATACAATTACATTATCAAGTAGTGGTACAGCAAGTACAACAAAACAATTTTTAAGAGTGTATAGAGGTTACATTTCAACAGGTACAAACAATGTTGGTGTAATTGATGTAAGAATTGGCGCAACAACTGTATTGTATATTAATGTAGGTTTAGCACAAACTTTAATGATGATTTATACTGTACCCGCTGGTAAACAATTATTATTAACAAAAGGTGCTTGTACTTCACAGGCAAGTGCTGACGCTTCAGGTTTCTTTTATGTAAGATTTTTTGGTCAAACAGCATTTAGAATACAACACACATTTGAAGTTTCAGGTTCAGATGGTTATGAATATGATTTTACTGTACCATTTGCTGTACCAGAAAAATCAGATATAGATGTTAGAATACAAACAAGAAGTAATAACGGAAGATATACAGCCGCTTTTGATGGTGTGTTAGTAGATGTTCCACGAACAATGTACACAGGTAGTTAATGAATATTATTTTAATAGGCGGTCCAGGTTCAGGTAAATCAACTTATGCTAAGTTTATTACCAAAGAGTTTGATATAGAACACATTTATCCTGGTGAACTATTAAGAAAGGCAAAGGCACAAGGCGGAGAAATGGCCAAAAGATTATCAGATTTAGGTAAAGGTGGTTTTGCTCCTAATGATATTGTCTTAAAACTTGTAAAAGACGCCGTAGCAAAGGCAGATAATGGTTTTGTATTTGATGGTTTTCCAAGATATATGCAACAAGTAAGAGATTTAGAAAGAGAAGGAATTAAAATAGATAAAGTGGTTTATTTAAATGTAAGTCCTGAAGAAGTTATAAGAAGACTAACGGCTAGAGGTAGAGAAGATGATAAACCAGAAATTATTAAAAACAGAATTGCTTTATATAAAAAAGAAACTGGTCCTGTAGTTGAGTATTACAGAAAAAAACCAGGTTTTATAGAAGTAAAAGCTGAAGGCGGTGAACCTGAAGAAATAGCAAATAGAATTATAAAACAACTAAAGGCAAAACCATTAAGAGAATTTAGAGAATATTTAAATGAAGGTGTTTACGATCCAGGTATTTTTAAGGCCTTCTTTTTAGCAGGTGGTCCTGGTTCTGGTAAAACATTTGTAACAGCTTCTGCTTTTGGTGGTACAGGTTTAAAAGTAGTTAATTCGGATGCTGCCTTTGAAAGAGGTTTAAAACAGGCAAATTTATCTTTAAAAATGCCAGATGAAGAAGAATACTTTAGAAATATTGTAAGAGCAAAAGCAAAAATGACAGCTTCTACAATGTTAAATACTTATATAGAGGGTAGATTAGGTTTAGTTATTGACGCTACAGGTAGAGATTTAGACTTAGTACAAAGACAAGTAGGTATGTTAAGAAATATTGGTTATGATTGTTATATGGTATTTGTAAACACTAGTTTAGATGTGGCATTAGAAAGAAATAAAAAACGACCAAGATCAATACCAGAATACATTGTACAGAAAAGTTGGCAAGGTGTTCAGGCTAATATAGGTTCTTTTCAAAGAATTTTTAGTCCTAATAAAATGTTAGTTGTAGATAATAATAGAAGTGAACAAGAATTAGTAACTCAAACATTAAACACAGCGGCTAAATTTATTAGAAGTAGATTAAGAACCAAACCAGAAAACGGTATAGCATTAAGTTGGATAAGAAAAGAATTAGAGGCTAAAAAAAGATGATAAAATCATTTAAAGAAAAATTTAATTTAGTAGAAAGTATCATTGATATTCCTAGAAGAATATACGCACCAAAAGTATTTGATGATGCTGATACTGATAATCCAAAAATCAAACCTAGTGTTAAAGCACAAATAGATAAACAATTATCAGAATTTGAAAAAGAATATCCTATTATTAAAACAGGTTTAATCGGTTCTATCTTAACAAAAAGATATAGAAATGACGCTGATTTAGACATCAATGTATTGTTTGATGTGCCTGTAGAAAAACAAGAGGAAGAAAGAGTAAGACTTTCTAAAAAATATCTATCAGCTTCTAATCCAGATAATATACAAGGTCAATTAATACCTGGTTCTGAACATCCAATTAATTTTTATTTCATTACAGATAAGAAAACTTATGATGACCAAGAAGAAAAGGCTGATGCTGTATTTGATATTGAAAGTAATACTTTTGTAAAAAGACCTGAAGAATTTATTTTTGATCCTAACTTATATGTAAATGAGTTTGAAAGAAAAGTACAAGAATTAGATGTAGTTAAAGGTGAACTAAAAAGAGATATAATAGATTATGATGAACTAACAGAATTACAACCAAATGATGTATTAGATTTACAAGATAAGATAAAAGATAAACTAGAAGAAATAGAAAATAGTTTAGAACAGATTGTAAAAATAGGTGATAACGTTGACGCCGAAAGAAGAGCGGCCTTTGATACAGATATGTCGCCAGATGAGATTAGACAATATGGTGTTAAAAACAGATTACCAAAAAATGTTATTTACAAAATGTTAGAGAAGTATCACTATCTAAAATTCTATAAAAAATGTAAAAAGATATTAGAAGATGGTATTGTAACAGACCAAGAAGTTGATAGTTTAAAAACAGAAGCAGTTTCATTAAACGACATTAAAATGGCCGCTAAAAGGTGGTCTAAAGGTGTTGTTGATAAGATTAGAAGAATGGCAACAACTTCTAAAAGATATGAATACGCTGCTAAAGTTTTACAAGATGTGATTGATAGAAAGAAAAAAGAAAGATCAAAAGAAGGATTACCTTTAAGACACGACATAGGTTACTATGCGGCTGCTGTTGCTGATACTTTCCACGACATTAATCCTAAAAAATTACAAAGTATGGTACACGAAGAATTTTTACCAGAAGCCAAGTCAGTAGCATTTACTTTTGGTAGATTTAATCCACCTACTATTGGCCACGAAAAACTAATTAAAAAAGTTAAATCATTATCTACAAATGATTACAAAATATTTTTAAGTAGATCACAAGATAGTAAAAAGAATCCATTAAGTCCAAGAGATAAACTAAATGTAATGAAAGATATGTTTCCGCAACACGCTAGAAATATAGAACTAAATCCTACCAATATGGTTTTAGATTTAGCTACTGATTTATATAACAAAGGTTATACAGATGTAACTATGGTAGCAGGTAGTGATAGAGTAAGAGAGTTTGAAAACATATTAAAGAAATATAATGGCCAAAGAAACAGACACGGTTTTTATGACTTTGATAGTATTAAAGTTGTATCTGCTGGCGAAAGAGATCCAGACGCTGAAGGTGCTACTGGTATGTCAGCAAGTAAAATGAGATCAGCTGCTGAAAAAGGAGATGAAAAATCTTTTTCAATGGGTGTACCATCAGGTTATAGAAAAGTACCACAACTTATGAAAATGGTAAGAAAAGGAATGAACTTAGCAGCCGCTTATGGTGGATTAATGCAAGTTTCAGGTGCTAAACCAATAGCTAGTTTACAAGAGTTTGAACAAAATCAAATAAGAGATTTATATGTTAGAGAAATGATCTTTAACATAGGAGATAAAGTAGATTACGTCAAAGAAGACGTACAAGGAACAATAAAAAGAAGAGGTACAAATTACGTTGTACTAGAAGATAATAATAACAATTTACACAAGGCTTGGATTTGGGACTGTATTCCAGTACCAGCAGATAGAGAGGCCGAAGTGAGAGAATATAATTTAGATGTAGATTATGGATTTGAAGCCGTATCAGAAAAGAAAGAATACGGCCATACTGACAGTTTACCACAAGATAAAGATGTTGGTAAAGTAAAAGGTACACAACCTAAAAAATACTATAAAGATTTATCAAAAAATGTTAAATCAAAAAGAGCGGCTCACTTTAAATCACAAGATACAGAAAAAGGTCCATACAAACCAGCGCCAGGTGACGAGAAAGCAAAAACTAAACCTAGTAAACACACACAAAAATATAAGAAGATGTTTGGTGAATTAAAACAGGATTTAGCGGATGCTTGTTGGAAAGGATATAAACAAGTGGGATTAAAAGATAAAGATGGTAAAAAAGTGCCTAATTGTGTGCCAGAGGCATATGATATAGGGCACGATTACGCTGAATACACAAATAAAATAACACCAGGTCAATCTGGTTATGACCCTAAATTCCAAGGTGGTTCATACAAACCAAGTGATCCAAAGAAGAATTTAAAACAAGTAGTAACTAATAAAGAAACTGCTGATATTACTAAGGAAGATGTTGAAAAATGGTCACTTTCAGATGAAACAATAGATAAATATAAGAAAAGATACGCTGAAGAATGGCGTTCTAAATTGGATGAAGTAGTGAAACGAATGATGGAGAAGATATAATGTTAAGTTTTACAGACTATAAAGATAAGATTAGTAAATCGGTTATGTATCATGTTGAAAATAATATACCGTTTGCTGAAAATATCTATAGAATCCATAGTGAAGAATTTTATAGGTTGTTTAGAGAGGCTAGAGAGTTATTTAAAGAAGGCCTTTTGACTGAATTAAACGATTGGGATAAACAACTATTAGAATCTGATATTGGTGAGTTTGGTATTTACGAAGATCAAAAAGTACCACTTGATATACCAATTGAAGAAGAAGAAAAAAATCCACCACTTAACAAACCAAAAAGAGGTGGACCTAAAAAATTTTATGTGTTTGTCCGTGATGGTGACAAGATTAAAAAAGTCACTTGGGGCGACACAACAGGATTAAGTGTTAAACTTAAAAATCCTGAAGCAAGAAAAAGCTTTGCTGCTCGTCATAGATGTGACCAGCAGAAAGATAAAACTAAAGCGGCATATTGGGCGTGTAACCTACCACGATATGCCAAGTCTTTAGGAATGTCAGGCGGCGGTAATTTTTATTGGTAATGAAAGACTTACTAGATTATTACAAGCCGTTTGAAGATTTTGAAAATAGTATTTACAAAAATATATTTACTAGAGTCTTTAAACAAAATATTAAAGACAAACAATTGATATGGCACAAAGATCGAAAAGATCGAACTGTCAAAGTGATTTATGGAACAGGATGGAAACTACAATATGATAATGAGTTACCTACAGAATTAGAAATAGGTAACAATTATTATATTAAAAAGGAACAGTTTCACAGATTACATAAAGGTAATTCGGAACTGAAACTGGAGATAAAAGAATATGAGTAAGACACTAAAAGAAATGAGATTAGATTTACAAGAAGCGGAAGCGAGTAAAACCGATCTACAATACGTTAGAGCAAAAACTGCAAACAACAATCATTTTGAAGCAAGAAGATATATTGCTGATAAAATTTTAAGAGATAGAAAATTAGCAGATGCTTATAAAGCGTTAGAAATGGTACACGACAATTATGGTTCAATTATTGGAAATGACGCTATACAAATTAGACAAAGATTAGAAAAAACATTAATGAACGATTTGAAAAAAAAAATTAAAAATTGGGACGCAATTTATTCGGCGTTATAGGAGAAAAAATGAGTAGATATAGAAACACAATGTCTGAACTTTTAAAACAAGTTAGAGGCATTAAAGAACAAGATGATAAAGACCACGAAGTTTCAATGGCTCGTGGTGAACTAGAAGCTATCGCTGATAAAGCAACTCAACTTGCTTCAATGTTACAAGGTAAATCAGATGAAGGCAATCCTTTAGAGGCTTGGGTACAATCTAAAATTACAAAAGCAAAAGACTATATCAACTCCGTTTCAGATTATTTAATGTATAATCCTGATATGAAACAAAACGAAGAACTACAAGAAAAAACTTATGGTTGGACTTTAGTTTCAAAAGCAAAAGACCTTGCTAAAAAGTATGCTAATAATTACACAAAAGCTGTAGATGAAATAGAAAAACTAGAAAAAGGTTTATCTAAAAATCCTACAGTTGAAAAAGAATTAATGAAATATAATGAAAGTTTAGAAGAAAAATTTACAGTACAGATTACTAAAAAAGACGGCACTACTATGGAGTTAGGCAGATACAATACAGCTGCTGAAGCACAAAGATTTGTTGATATGTATGGTAAAGGTGCTAAAGTAAAAAAAGAAGAATTTGAATTAGAAGAAGCAAGTTTAAAAGACATATTTACGGCCAACCAAGAAGGCCAAAAGGCAGATGAAATTGCTAAAAAATTAAAAATGTCAGTTGCTGATGTTAAGAAAATACTAGGTGAAGAATCTTTAGATGAAAAAACTTATGATGACAAAGAAATAGATAAGTTTCATACAGATTTAGACAAGATAGTACACAAACATTTTGGTCATAGTTCAAAAGAAAAAGAAAAGATGAACGAAAAAGTGGCCGCTAGTATTATAAAAGACTTACAAAAAGCTTATGCTGATTTAAAAGGTAAAACTATTTCACCTCAAATGGCAACTAAAATATCAAAACATTTAGACCAACCCTCATATGATTTAAATACTTTAAGACAGTTAGTAAAAGCTAATATACCTTTTATATCAACACTTGCTAGAAATAAAATTTACAAAAAGACAGGTAAGTTTGAAGATTTAAAAGAGGAAGATGGTGTTGAAATAGCAAAGATAAGAGCTGAAAGAGATAAAGATGATAAAAAAGAAGTTGCTTCAAAAGAAAAAGAAGTAGCGGCTCTAAAAGATCAAGTTGCTTTATTAAAAACAAAATTAGAAAATGAAAAACATAAAGCTATCAAGCCAGAACCAAATCCTGAAACAGGTGAAGTTCCACTAACAATTGGTATTGCTAATAAACTTCTTAAAGATAAAGCTGAAAAAGAAGCTAAGAAAAAAGAAGATATGAAAGAAGAAATGAGATTATATATTGAGTCAATTGCTGCCGTTAAAAATAAGGCAGAAAAAACAGGTATGCCTTACTCAATATTAAAACAAGTTTACGATAGAGGAATGGCCGCTTGGAAAGGTGGACACCGACCAGGTGCTGGCCAAGTCCAATGGGCTCTTGCTAGAGTAAATTCATTTGTAACAAAATCCTCAGGAACTTGGGGAGGCGCTGACAAAGATTTAGCCGCTAAAGTAAAAGGGAGTAAATAACAATGACAAGATACTTACAAAGTAAGCCTGGTAGTATTGAAGAAGTAGCTGCTAAAATGTCAAAGTACGCTGCTGAATCAGAATATCAGCAAATGTTTAAAAAAGAATTAGAGAAAACTGGTAAAGGTATAGGTTCAATGACACCTGCTGAAAAAAAGGCTTTCTTTAATAAAATAGATTCAAAATACACTGCTAAAAATGAAAAGGTAGATAATCCTTATGCTGTGGGTATGGCTGCTGCTATGAAAGCAAAGAACGACAAACCACCTTTAAAAAAATCTACAATTACTAAAGCACACGATATTGCTAAGTCAATTGAAAAAGATCAAAAAAATGAAACTCATTCTTTTATGACAAAAGATATGAACAAGAGTAAAAAGGATGCTAAGGGTGAAAAAGAGATTGTTGATCCAGCTCCTAAAATGAAGTTTAAAGAAGCTTATAAAAAAGTTAAAAAAGAAGCTATGAATACTGTTGGTGACGCTACGGCCGATCAAGCGAATCAAAGAGTTGGTGAGGGTCCTAAAGAAAACGATCCAGACATTAAAAAACCAAAAGCAAAGGCAGATACAGGTTCAAAAGCTACTCCAGTTGATACTTCACCTGAAGTTGAGTATAAAAATTAATCTGTTCGCTTTTTGTTCTATCTAGCTGTGTCAGAATGACACTTGACTTTTGGCTAGGATATGATAGTATATAGATATGGAAAACACTATGAAATCAAGAATTTACTGTGATATGGATGGAGTCCTTTGTGACTTTGCCAAAGGTGTTGAGAAAGTTATAGGTAAATCTATAACTCAATGGTCTTACGGCAGTAAATCTGAAAAATGGGATCAAATAAAGGCAACACCAAAATTTTGGCATACACTTCCTTGGATGGCAGGCGGTAAAGACCTTTGGAATTTTATTTCAAAATATAAACCACATATCTTATCAGCATACGTTGAAGAAAGCTTTGATCCAAATTGTATACCAGGTAAATCACATTGGGCAAGAACTAATTTAGGAATTGCTCCAGGTAATGTCAATCTGGTAAAAAGAGTACAGAAACAAAACTATGCCAAAGTGGCAGGCCAACCTGCTATTTTAATTGACGATTACAAGAAAAACACAGATCAATTCACACAAAAAGGTGGTATAGGAATACTACATACCACTACTTCCAATACTATTAGAGAACTTAAAAAACTAGGTTTCTAGTATCTATTCTTATAAATAGTAGAGTTATATAACAAATATTAAATTTAAGGAGAGATATATGTCTTTATGGGGAAATGATATAAAGCCTAAAAATCTTACAGACGAAGAAAAAAAAGAAGTCTATGCAACCTCTCAAGGTTGGGTAAGAGAAGCTGGCTCAGTATTATCAGGTAATGGTAATCCAAATGCAGATCCAGAAGTATTAGTAGCAATCGGCGGATTAACTACAAATATGGGTTCAGCAAATATCACACAAGTAGAATTTGTAACAACATCAATCGGCGAAGCTGCTGGTGGAAACATTGACGTTAGAGTAAGATTTAACGAAAGAGTTGACATTACAGGAACACCACAAGTAACAGTAACTAATTCACAAGCTGGTGGTGGTACAGACGCTACATTTACAGCAGATTACAACTCTGGTACAGGAACTAACGAAATTGTATTCAGAGCAACTTATGGTGCTGCAGATGGTGGTATTGCTGAAGATGATGTACTATCAATTGGTACAAACGCAGTAGCACTTAACGGCGGTGCTATCAAAGATGCTAATACAACAACAAACTCTACAATTACAAACGCTGCTCAAGCAGGTACATTAACTGTAGCAGCTTAATAACAAAATCATATAAGGGCGCTCAAAGTGCCCTTATATATACTATATGAACAAATTGATCTAGGCAAATACCTAGAGTAGCATTCCCGAAAGGGTTAACAGGAGAAAAAAATGGCAGACAAAAAAATAACGGCGTTGACCGATCTAGGTAACGCATTAGCAAGTGCAGACTTGTTTCACGTAGTTGACGATCCGTCAGGTACACCAATCAACAAAAAAATAACAGCAGAAGATGTCTTTAATAATATTCCATCTTGGATAGGATTAAAAGATACTGCTCAAACAATTACTGGTGATGGTTCAACATCAACAGCAGTAACACTTACTGAAAGTACAACTTTAGTTAACGCAACTTCAGGTGCAGCTCCAGTAACAGTAGGTGACGGCGCTGATGGTCAAGTTAAAATTATTATTAATAAATCAACTTCAGGTTCAAACGCAGTAACAATTACACCTGATAATTTTGTTTCAGGTACAACTGTAAACATAGACGCACCAGGTAGAAGTGTGATTTTATTTTTTAAAGATAGTAACTGGAATGTAATTGGCGGTAACGGACAAGTAGTCGCTTAATTTGAGGAGATATTATGGCAATTGATGAAAAAATATTACAAGAAGAATTAACAACTTTAAAATCTGATTTTGATAAAACAAAAAAACAAATTGAAAGCATTGAAAAAGAAGTTATAGGTATGAGAAATAATTTAAATGCTCTTTACGGTGCTATTCAACAAACTGAAAAATTATTAAAGTTAAGTAGGGAAAACAAAGATGGTAAAAAAGTTTAAATCTTTTGTAAAAGAAGAAGAACTAAAAGACTTTGAAGAAGACTTGCTGGGTGAAACACCACCTAATACTGCTGACGCAATGAAACGTTATAAGGCAGGTAAGGCAGGTTTTACAGATAAGGCACATCTAAAAGCAAAAGGATTGATACCTCGTTCAGATGGACAAAAAAAGGTATCAGACAAATATAAGTAGAGGAGAACAATGAAAACTTTTAAACAACACGTAAAAGAAGGTATGTCACCGTTGGGCGTTGGAGTTACTACATCTAATTCAGTTGAAGATGGCTCTATTGGTGTTCATAACATAGAAAACGCTGACGTACTTAAAAGAGTAAATGCTTTCGTGGGTTCAATTGCAGAAAGAGAGTTTATTAAACCTCAACACGCTGTAGATGAACTTAGAGAGAAATTACATAGAATAGGTTTAACAGTATCGCCAGTTGATTTAAACGGTGATAATGGTAAAGTAACTGCTGAAGTGAAACAATTTGGTGGGAGATTTGGTAAAGATACCGATGGATCCGATATTAATGATGATGGTATATCTCATAGAAAAGAAAGTGGTTTAAAACTAGAAGTTAGTTACGAAACACTTAAAAACGGAACATCTAAGGTCTACGCTAAATTAGTGTAGTCAATGTTCAAAGAGATAACCAAAGATAATTGGCTGTTATTTGCACAACAAAATTATGATAATCCTACCTTACAAAAGGAACAGGAATTTTATGATGATATTAAACGGTTTAAATATCTTAAAAGGTTATTTCGTAAGTATAAGATAACCAAAAAAATTAAAGTAAGACTAGCAGTTAATCACGTAATAGTCTTAGCAAATGTTTTTGGAGTTGAGGCAGCAGTAACTTTATTATTGTTTAAAATAGATAGAGTTTATTGGCCTTATTTAAAATCTATACTTAATAATTTGAACTATCTGTATCCACACGAATTACATAATGTAAATACAGATAAACAAATAGATGAACTTTTAAATAAGGAATTAAATGGCTAGTAGATTAGTTGATACATTAATAACTTATCGAGTTATCAAATTACTTGTAACACCTTTTGAAAGACAAGAGGCGTTTAAACAAGGTATAATTGATAAAGACGGTAATGTATTAAAGAAAAATAAAGAATTAAAAACTGAAAATGAAAAAAAAGCCTATACTTATTTACATAGATTTGTTTTTAATTTAAAAAGAATACTTAAAAAAGTAGGTTTAGGTAGTAAATTAGGTTCTTTTGCTGTTGCTCTAGCATTACTTTTAAAAGAAAAAAAAGAGTATGAACCACATAAGACACTTATTGAAAGTGCCGTTATTACTTATTTAAAAGAAACAAATCAATACGAGCAACTATTAACAGAACAAGGCGAAGTTAAACCTATCTATGAAACAGAACCATTAATGACTTGTTTTGGTATTGATGTGTATGAAAAAGATGGACAACTTTATTCGGAGGACGAATATGAAAAGTTTTAAAGAAATAGCACAAGACATAGTAAGTAGAATGGAAGAAGACGCTCCAGCAAATTCAGTTGCAGGTGGTGGTGTTGACTTGGCTCCTAATGCTGCTGTATCACAATCTCCTCATATGATACGTAGAAAAAAAGAACAAGGTGATGAACAAGAAAAAATATCTAAAAAGATAAGTCAAATGGTCAAAGAAAATAACGATAATAATAATGTACTTTTAAAACAAGTATTAGATGGCCTTGATAGAGTTGATACTAAAATAGATGAAAAGATTTATGGTAAAACTGAAATTAAAATAGAAGAAAAAAAAGAATACAAAACTTTTAAGGACAAATATAATGCCTAACGCTGGTTCTTTCCAAGAGTGTGAATACAATGAAGACTGGAAAGATGAAATGTATATAAGATATGGGTACACATATGAAAATTAAAACATTAAAAGAATATATTAGTTATATGGGTGGTTATAGAATTGGTTATGTAGATAATATATCTCCAATGGTTAGTTTAGGTGATACACCACCAAAAGGCCAAGCAGGTAAAGATAGTAGAGGTGTTGGTTTAAATGCCAATTATACATCACAGGCCGCTGGCACAATGAGGCCATTTATAACAGCTAATAAAGAATATGATTTAAAAGATAAAGCTTTGTATATGAAACTTGTAAGACAGGCTATGTCAGTTATGCCAGGTTCTGAAAAACAAAAACAAATTAAAAAAGAAATTGAAAGAGTACAAAAAAGATTAGGTATTAGAGAAGACACAAATAGAATACCAAGAAAACCAGGACAGAAAGCTGGTTCAGATAAACATTCAGATTTATATACAGATGAAAATCCAAAAGGCACAATACACGGTTTAGGTTTTACAGACGCTGAAACGGCAAGAACATCTGTAAACAAAATAAAGAACTCTGGTAAATCACACGCACACAAAATTCAAGCGGCTATCGCAATGTCACAAAGAGCGAAAGTTGCTAGTGAAAGAGCAAAAGACCCTAAAAAGAAAAAAGATTTAGGTGCCGCTCATAGAATATATCAATCATTTATAGATACTAACAAAAAGAAGGACTAATATGGAACTATTAATAGCTTTAGCAATGAAATTTTGGCAGTGGTCATTATTAATATTATGTGTTATCATAGGATTTATTATAAACTTATTAGATAAAAGAAAATCTAATTTAAAGTTTTCATACGAAGAACTACCACATTTACAACCAGTAAGAATTGCTACCAAAGGAAAAGGATTTTGGAAAGGTATTATTATGTGGTTAATGTCAACAAGAAATTGGGAACTAACAAAGAATTGGAGATACAATATAAATGGTACTGAGTATGTAATACCAAAAGGTTTTCAATTTGATGGTGCAAGTATACCAAAATTTTTAAGAACGTTTTTTTCACCAGTTGGTGTGTTATTAATTGGCGGTCTTGTACACGATTATATGTACAAGTATGCTGCTTGTAAACCAGCAGATAAATCGGGTTCACTTCTATTAGTAAATCAAAAAAGAGCAGATCAAATCTTTAGAGATATAAACATAGAAGTAAACGGTTTCTATTTTATGAATTACCTTGCTTATTGGTCATTAAGACTAGGTGGCTTTGTAGCTTGGAATGGTCATAGAAAAAGAAACGAACAAATAAAGTAACAAAGGAGAAACTAATATGGAATGGTTAAAAGCTAGAATGAAAGAGTTATCATCATTACACGGTGGTGCTTTAATAGCTATGGGTCTTATAATTTTATTTGCAAGTCCTATTGCTAAAATGGCCGCTTGGGCTTCAATCGCTTGGGGTCTGTGGGCTATCTGGAAGAAAGACTAAACTATGTTAAGTTTTAGATTATTTTTTATTGGACTACTCATCAGCGCCGTCATAGGCGCTGGTGCTTATGTTATGAAGTTACAAAGAGATAACATTATTCTAAAAGAAAACGCAGTTAAATTAGAATCTGCCATATCAGAACAGAAACAAGTTATTGAAAATCAAAAGAAAGACTTTGCTGAAATATTAGAAGCAAATAAAAAGATAAATGAATTAGTCAATAATCTCAAAAAAGACTTAGATGATTTAGATAAAAGATTTAATAAGAAAGAAAGAGATATTGGTAAACTGGCCATTGAAAGAACAAAGGTCATAGAAAGAATTATAAACAAAGGTAGTGAAAACGCTAAAAGATGTATTGAAATCGCTAGTGGTTCACCATTAACGGAAGAAGAAAAGAATGCTACAAAGAAGTCAGAAATCAATCCTGAATGTCCTAGTATTGCTAATCCTAAGTATATTCCTTACTAACTGCTCAGGTGTTAAGAAGTTAAGTATATTTAAAGAAGAAGTCAAAAGACAGGAACTAAATTTAGAGAAACCTACACCTCTACAATTAGAACAAATTAAGTGGATTATTATTACATCTGAAAACGCTGATGAAGTATTTAAAAAGATGGAAGAACAAGGCCTTGATCCTGTCTTATTTGGCCTTACAGATAATGACTATCAATTGATAGCAAAAAACTTTGCTCAAATAAGAAATCAATTAAAAATTACAAACGATATACTTGACAAGTATAAAGAATACTACGAAGGAGATAATGATGGCGAAACTAGGTGATAAAACTGACTTTAGTTATAGAGTAAAAAGAGTTACAAAAGTTGTAGATGGAGATACAATAGATGTTATATTAGATATGGGGTTTGACATTTTGTTTGCTCAAAGAGTTAGACTATTTGGTATAGACACACCAGAAAGTAGAACAAGAGATAAAGTAGAAAAAATTTATGGTTTAAAGTCTAAAAAGTTTTTACAAGAAAAATTAAAAAAAGCAAAAAAGATTACAATTAAAACATACAAAAATTCAGAAACAGGTAAGTTTGGTAGAATACTTGGAGATGTATGGTGTGACGGAAAATCTGTTAATTCAGAAATGGTTAAAGTAGGTCACGCTGTTGCTTACTATGGTCAAAACAAAAAACTTGTTGAAGCAGCTCATTTAAGAAATAGAAAAAGAGTATAATGTTTTTTGATATACTAACACAATTTGGATTACCAGTTGCGGCCGCTGTCACAATGGGTGTATTCATTTATATTATTTTAAAATATATTTTAGCAGGTGTAGTTGGTTCAGTCAAAGGTTTACACGGTATTATTATGGGTTTAGAAAATAGAATTGAAACAATGAACAATGATTTAATACACATTGATACTTTAATTTCACACTCATTACACTTAAAACCAGATTTAGATAGAATAGCAAGAGCTGACGGTAAAAAAGACGCTAGACGAGATTAATGACTGTATTAGAAATATTAAATCAATATGGATTTGCTACCTTGGCCGCTATTGGTATGGGCTGGTTTATATTTTTTATCTATACCTATATCACACAAGAAGTTACAAGTAAACTAGGTGAAGCAAATAAAGCCTTAATTGCTCTTTTAGACAAGATAAGAAGATTAGATAATGATTTGATTAGAATTAAATCTAAATTGAACACTATTTTGACATTAAGAGAAGAACAAGATAAGAAAAACAAAGACTAATTCTTATAAATAGTAGTATGAAAACACTTATAAAATATAGTGTTTTCTTTGGACTTTTACTATTATCCACATCATTACAGTCAAGTGAATTGACACAAGAATTTAAGAACCCATCCTTTAGTGGAAATGGTTACTCAAATCACGTGTTATCAATACAACAACTTGAACACCAAAGAGAGCAAAAGATAAAAGAAGACAAAGAAGCCGCTGAAAGGCAGGCTAAACGTGACGAAGACAATAAGACAATCAATCGTTTTATTGCTAACGTTGAAAGTAGAATTTACGCTAACATATCAAAACAATTAGTTGACAATATGTTTAGTGATACTGGACAAACATCTGGTACGGCTGAGATAGAGGGTGCTACAATTGTTTGGAATAAAGATAGTGACTTAGGTACGATTGCTATTACCATAACGGAAGCTGACGGCACCATAACAACATTAACAGTACCGATTGGAGATTTCGGTTTCTAATGTTAAAATTTTTAACGGTGGCGTTAATAGCTGTTTTCTTAAACGGTTGTGCTACTGTACCAAAATATGAAGACCCTAAACTGTCTATCTCTCCTTTACAAAAGAAGTTTAAAGAGATAAAACCTTTAGATGGTCCACAGATTACAATTGCTGTCTATTCATTTTCAGATAAGACAGGTCAAAGAAAACCAAGTCAAAAGTTTTCTCAATTAAGTTCAGCAGTTACACAAGGTGCTGAAGTTTGGGTGATACAGGCATTACAAGAAGTTGGTAATAGTAGTTGGTTTAAAGTAGTAGAAAGAATTGGATTAGATAATCTAATCAAAGAACGACAGTTAATTCGTTCTACCAGAGAACAATACGAAGAAGAAAAAAATAAAAGATTAAAACCTTTATTGTTTGCTGGTTTAATTGTTGAGGGTGCTGTAGTTGGTTATGATTCAAATGTAGCAACTGGCGGTGCTGGTGCTAGATATTTGGGAATAGGATTACAAACTCAATATAGAGTAGATAATGTAACTGTTTCAATGAGAGTAGTAAGTGTATCCACAGGAGAAGTATTACTTTCAGTAGCAGTTGAAAAACAAATTTTATCAGTTTCTCAAGGCGGTGATGTGTTTAAGTTTTTAGATATGGGTACAAGAGCAGTAGAGATTGAATCAGGAACAACGGTAAATGAACCTGTTAATTATGCTGTAAGAGCAGCAATAGAACAGGCCGTAGTCGAAATGATATTAAAAGGTGAAGCAAAAAACCTTTGGAAGTTTAAACAAGGAGATAAAGTAAATGTTAAATAAACTAACAATTATATTATTTACATTATTGTTTGGTGTTAACGTTTATGCTAATGATATTTATATAGACCAAGTTGGTGATAGCTTAGATTTAGATATAGTGCAAGATGGTCAAAACAACAAAATTGGTACATCTTTAGTTGACGCTGATTTTGATGGTGATAATATGACGTTTAGTATTACTCAAACAGGTAACACTAACGAAATCACAGCAGACATACAAGGAAATACATACACTGGTACTTGGGCGTTTACAGGTAACTCAAACACAGTTGACTTACTTTGTGATAGTTCAGCAAACGGAAATTGTGAAACTGTAACTTTAAATATCACAACAACAGGTGATAGTAACGCTTACACAATTAACATTGGTGAAACTGGTGATGCTGAAAATGCTACAATTGCTTTTACAGTAACAGGTGATAATTCAGTTATCAACACAGATGTAGATGGTACAAATTCAGACATTACTGTAACAATGAATAACTCCGCTTCATTAGCAACAACAAGTGCTAATTCAGATGAGGGTAACCAACTAGACTTAACTCAAACTGGAAACGGTGATAGTTTAGGTCATAGTATTACTTTAAACATCACAGGCGGTGGTAGTACATACACAGTAACACAATCTGGTATCTATGATAATAAAGTTGACGCTACATTTAATGGTGATAGCCAAGACGTAGATATTACACAATCTGATTAACGATAAAAATGGACTTTGGAACAATAAACTTATTATTAATTATAGGGATATTAGTATATGCGAATATTGAGTTTTATAATTTTATTGATAATAACTTCTAACACTGCTTTTGCCAATATTGGTAAAGTAAGTGAACATAAAGGTTCAGGCCTTATCAAAAGGACAACTGGCGATAAGGTTGAAACCAATTTAGAAACTGATGTGTTTTCAATGGACGAAGTTTCTACTGGACAAGGTAGAACAGGTATTACGTTTGTTGATGATACTAAAGTTGAATTGACTGAACACTCCAAATTAGTCATTGATGAATTTGTTTACGACCCCAATACAAACACAGGTGCTTTAAGTTTAAAAGCAAGTTTAGGAAGTGTTCGTTATGCGAGTGGTCAAATAGCAAAGAACAGTAAGCAGAATGTAAAAATATCCACACCAACTGCCACAATTGCTGTTAGAGGTACAGACTTTGCTATGATTATAGATGAGTTAGGTGGTTCTACAATCTTATTGTTACCAAGTTGTGATACAACAGGACTATGTTATGTAGGAGAAATTGAAGTTATATCAGACGCAGGCCAAGTGATTATGAATCAGGCCTTTCAAGCTACAAGAGTAGAGGCGCCTGAAAGTAAACCATTTAAACCTATCTTGGTTGATGTAAATGAAAGTATGATTTCTAATCTTCTCATTTTATCTCCACCTAAAAATTTAAATACTGAAGAAAATGCTAATGAAAGAAAAGCAGTTGCTGATGTTTTAGATATAGACTTTTTAGAAATAGATATTTTAAATGAAGATTTACTATCAACAAAAGATGATGATAACTTTGAAGAATTAGATGTTGATTATTTGGCACAAGACTTTTTATCTGATGTATTAGACGCTATCAATAAAGTATTAGCAGAAAGTTTTTTAAGTCAGTTGACAGATGTATTTGTTAAGAAGAAACAAAAGACAGGACAAGATACAGAAACAGGTATTATTATAATTGACAATGGAACATTTTGGGAGTTTAGACGAGAAGACACTAACAATTTTGTTAGATTACGATTAAGTAAATCAAGTGAGTATATTATCAATTTAACACAAGGTGATTTTGTAACAAGAGATTACATAATAGGAGATGGTAGTTTAAACAATATAGACATCTATCAAAAATAATATGTTTTATAAAATTTTAAAAAAGTTTGTTATCTATTTGTTTATCTGGATGGTATTCTTTTCTATAGTAGATAAAGTAAAAGCAGATTTATATTACGACACTTACGCTGGTACAGGTGCCACGCCAAGTTTTCCAGGTAATGGTGGTAGTTTAACATATCCCACAAAATTAAGTTCAGGTACAATATCAAGTATAGATTACAATTGGGGAAGTGGTTATGTATTAGACTCTGGTAGAAACGAAAGGGTTATTGTACATATGTATGGTTACATCACCATACCAGACACAGGTTCACAGGACATACAGTTCTATCTATATGCTGATGATGGTGTGTATATGAAATTAGATGATACAGTTGTCATTAACGATTGGCAAGAGCAAGGTGCTGGTACTTGGAACTATGTTTCAACAGACCAAACACTCACAGGTGGACAAACTTATTATATTGATATGTGGTGGTATGAAAACGGTGGAGGTGCCGCCGTTAAGTTATATTGGGACCAAACAGGTTCAGTTGCGATTGTTCCTGCTTCAACATATTCTTTAACAGAACCAACACCTACTTCAGCTGCTACTTCAACACAAACAAGTTTAAGAACAACAACAAGAAATATTACCAATTCAGGTAATGCTATTTACATTGACCAAGCTGGAACTAATTTAGATTTAGATGTAGTACAAGACGGTGACGATAATTTAATTGCTGGTACAAGTACAACATCAAGTACAATAACAGACGCTAACATAAGTGGTGATTACAATACAGTAAATCTATCACAAAAGAGTGATAACAATGTTTTACTATTTGGTGTAAATGGTGACCATAATGATTTAACGGTATCACAAGGCGACAATGTAAATGACACAGGTGGTCATAGAGCAATTGTAGATGTAACAGGTAATTATAATAGTACATCATTGACACAATACGACACAGGTTTTGGTTCAGGTCAATTCGCTGACATAAATATTTCTGGTAATGATAATACAATTACATCAACACAAAGAGAAACCGACAAAATGTTATTCATAGATGTCAACGGTTCTGATAATACTATAACAACTGACCAAAAAGATTCAGGTCAACATTTTTTAGATATTACTGTAGGTTCAAATCAAACTGTAAGTGTAACTCAACAAGGTACAGGTGACCACGCTGCTACTATTGATATGGGTGGTTATTCAGCTGGACTTTCACTAGACCAAAATTCATCAACTGACCAAAATTATGTATTAGAACAAACTTGTGCTAATGTATCTGGTTGTGGTACAACAAGCGTAACTCAAAATTAATGAAGAAAATATTAACACATTGGACAATAGCATTTGTAACATTATTTGTTATTACATTTATAGGTTTAAAAGACCCACAAGTTAAAGAGATATTAAGACTAAAAGGTTTTGATTTATTATTACAATCAGAACCAAAAGAAATTTCACAAGACATACACGTTGTAAGTATAGATGAAAAGGCCATAGAGAAGTATGGACAATGGCCTTGGAAAAGAGATGTACTTGCTGATGTAGTAAATCAATTAAGAGAAAAAGGTGCTGGTATTATAGTCATACCTATACTGTTTTCAGAATATGATAGACTAGGTGGTGATGAAGATTTTATTAATACAATCTATCAAAATGGTGTAGTTATAGCACAAACAGGAACAAATCAAATTAATAAGAATGCTGTACCAAGAGGTGTTGCTAAAATAGGTGACCCACTACCTTGGTTATTTGAATGGGGAGGAATGTTAGGTCCTGTTAAAGAGTTTGGTGAATACGCTGATGGTGTGGGTGTGACAAACACAGCACCTGAAGTAGATGGTGTTGTAAGAAGAATACCATTGTTAATGAGAATAGGTGATGAGATATACCCAGCAATGGCAATAGAAGTAATAAGAGTTGCTACAGGCGCACCTAGTTATCAAGTTAAAACAGGTGAAGGTGGTATTATCGCTATGAGAGTACCTGGTTTTGATACAATAGAAACAGACGCTAATGCTCGTATCTGGTTAAGATGGAACAAAGAATATGTAACTACATCTATTGCTGATTTAGAAACAACTGAAGTTAAATTTAATAATAAAACAGTTATTATAGGAATGAATGCTGAAGGACTTGGTGGAATAATTGCGACACCAGTTGGAGAAAGATATGCTTACGAGTTAACTGCTTCAACACTATCAACTGTATTAGATGGTAAGAATATTACAAGAGTTGATATAAGTTTTATATCTGAATTAGGAGTATCATTTATATTAGGTCTTGCGTTAATTCTTATTACAAGATTTATGCCTTATTGGGTGATAGGTTTAAAACTATTATCTTGGTATATAATTGCTGTTTATTTAAGTCATTATTTCTTTACAAAACATTTAATGCTTGTAGATGTAAGTTGGATTATTATAACAATTACAATTGTAGGATTTCATAGTGTCTTTAATAGATTTATTTTAGAGTTTAAATTAAAACAACAAATACGAAAACAGTTTGAGAAGTATTTGGATCCAAGACAAGTTGCTATACTTGTAAAGAATCCTGAAAAGTTAAAACTTGGTGGTGATAGAAAAGAAATGTCTTTCTTGTTTATGGACATTGTAGGCTTTACTCCTATTTCTGAATACTATAAAAACAAAGATGATCCTGAAGGACTAGTTGCTGTAATCAATGATTATCTAAATCGTATGAGTCAAATTGTTTTAAGAAATGGTGGTACGATTGACAAGTATATGGGTGATTGTATTATGGCATTTTGGAACGCACCATTAGATTGTCCTAATCACGCCGAGATGGCTGTAAAGACAGGTATAGAATGTGCTGAAGAAACTGAAAAGTTAAAAAAAGAATTTAGGGAGAAAGGTCTTCCTGATATTAATATAGGTTCAGGTGTTAACACAGGAACTTGTATTGTCGGTAATATGGGTAGTGAAAACCGATTAGATTATTCTGTTGTAGGTGACGCTGTAAACTTGGCAGCTAGACTTGAGGCTGCTACAAGAAATTATAGAGATGAAAATGGAAAGGTTACACCTTTGATTTATTCTTCCTATACAAAAGAGCAACTGAAAAATATTAAGTCAATTGAGTTAGATAAAATTAAGGTTAAGGGTAAAGATGAGTTAGTAACCATTTATAAACCAGTAACAAACTTAATGGAG